TGACAGTTTTATAAAAGAAATCAACATCAATAAAAAGACATTCGATGAATGGCGAAAATCAAATGTCATTCCTTCAGACATGGTGGCTAAAGTAGCCAGAGCAAGAGGTCTCTCTGAAAAATGGCTGATCGCGAGCGATAGTAATGAGCTAAAACAAATGGAAACACAGCTCCAGATTGCAGACAAGCTCACCAACACAAAACGCATTCCAGATGGGCTCATCACCAGCCTTCGCGATAAATTAAAAATCATCATCCCTATCTATGAAAACATAGAAGCCTCAGCTGGCGATGGCTCCAATATCGAAGAAGAAATCGCCACCGACCACATGCTGGTTGAAACGCAATGGTTACAAGAAATCGTTCATCATGTGCCCAAAGACATGGCAATCATCAAAGTTAAAGGCGATTCGATGGAGCCTACGCTTTCACCAGGTGATATGATTCTTGTGGATCGCAAGCCTGTGGAACGCAATCAACTCAATGACGGTATTTATGTTATCAACCGAAACGGCAACACCCATGTCAAACGCCTGCAAAATATTGAAGATGGCATCCGCATCATCAGCGACAATAAAGAGTTTTATGAGCCCGAAATTGTCACCGATGGTTTGATCGTATGCGGGCGCGTTATATGGGCGTGGCAAGGCAAACGGTTTTGAACCATTTAAACATGCATATTCCATGGCCAGCCAGCCGCGAAGGAATAAACCCCGCTTTTATCGATGACATTGCGAAAAAGGTCGCAGCTGCGACGCATGCAAACAAAAAAAACAGCAAGGCAGCCATTCGTTCAATCATCAATAATGAAATTAAGCAGCATTATGAAAAGGCAGGCAGCAATGGAACATACTGCAAGCATCGCATTGATATTTTAAGCTAACCAGTCTGGCTTATCAGTAAAGGGGTCTGACCCATTTTACAGCGCGTAGCTAAAGGATAAGCGTCAGGCTGCGCATTAGGGTTTGCTACTTGTGCTGCCATCAGGCACTCCTACAGGTTCTTGTTGGTCTATGTAGCTGCGTATCCGTTCAAGGTTAGCAAGCAGGTTTGTAACGGACTGCGCACTTATTCGGTAATGCTTACTGGAAGCATCACTGGACGTTCCGTCTGTACAGTTAAGGGCTTCTCCATTGTCACGGTGGTTGCCTTCGATAGCTCGTAGGAGGAAGCACAGCCGCTCGTTGATAGCAACAGTATTCCCAGCAGCAACAAGACTAACCAGCTTCCGTTCAGCATAAAGCGCACGGCTCCTGTATAGGGCTGCTTGTTTTGCTTTGGCTTCGTATTCGGAATCTCTAGTTGCGTACTCATTGACTACCTCGTTTAGTGCTTGATTTGCCTGCTCTGCTTCTGCGGTTTGAACCACTAATGCAGCCTGTGCTGCGTCAACTTGACCCTGCAGTTCGCCTTTGCTTTCAAACGCGTTAAACACGATACCCACAAGGGCTATCACAGAGGCAATAGCAGTCCACTTGATAATGTCCGAGGCACTACCGCCAAAGAATCCTAGTATCTTACTTAGCATCATTGTGTTTAGTCTCCATCCAGTATTTACCAATCCCAATTAAAGCGAGCATTACCGCCGAAGCAAATGCGCCCTGTGAGTTGTTTGGCGCGACTAGGCTCATATACCAGTCTGCAATCGCTTTGGCTTCCCAGCACGCAAACAAAAGGAAGCACAGCGTAACAACGCGGTACTCCCGTAGTACGGTAAGCATATTAACTCGCCCACGTACCCATTAACAATCTAAACGCCACTGCAACACCTGCAATAGCTACAAACGCATACCAATAAACTGCCATGAATAACATTATCTTAGTCATTTAACTCTCCTTAAACTGGTTTAGGATGCTTAGCTTTAATGGCAATACGTGTGTCATATTCTGTTGTAGTGCCGTCTCGCATATCATTGAAACGCTTGTCATCCCAATGTACCAGCTCATACTCAGCCGCCCTATCCCGCTGGTATTGTGTTGCCGCATACGCTGAGTTCAGAACTGCAAGTTCAGCGTCCACTTTTACGTTATCAAGACTGACTACTTTTCCATCAATATCTTTAGCTATGCCGTCTTCAATAAATGATACTGTTGGGTGTGTGTTGTATATAGCCTTATCTCTCATTTAGTCTATCTCCTCAAGCATTATAGTGGATGTAATTCTTTCTTGAATGCCTCTGTTCGAATCTCCGACTGTACGCTGATTGTACAGCGTCTGTGCGTGTTGGCTTAATATTGTAGCCGTATAGGTTATCGGAGCGTTAGACGCTGGCGAGTCTATATATTCGTAAGTGCAAGAATCGGCTGTTGACGCTGCATTGCCCCAATACCCTTGTGCAAGTGTCGCAATGCCAGTGGCACGTAATCCAGCCCCTGTGGGATTACCAATATCGACCCCGTTCCTGCGAATTCCGAAAACTGAATCCTGACTCAAGACGCTAGTCCCTTCGCCGTTCCACCTTACGCTAATTTTAATACGCTTGGCGCTAGTGCTTGGTGTGATTGTAGCGGTCAATCCTACCAGATCAACCCTTGCGCCCAATAACAAGGATTGGCTTGATGTTGTTACCAAATGCGTTTGAACGGGTGCCTGATTAGATGAGCCTGCAACACCTTGAATGCCTTGAATACCCTGTATGCCCTGAATGCCTGCACCTGTCGCACCTGTCGCACCTGTCGCACCTGTCTCACCCTGAATTCCCTGAATTCCCTGCGCACCATCTGCCCCCGCAGCCCCAACGGGCAATACTGCCACGGCTGTCGTGTCAAGAATTGTGACATCTGTTAATTCAATCGTGCCAGTGCTAGCGGGTAGGTCCCAAGTCTCCATCCACTGAGTAACGCCTGCTAAGTTAAAAATAGCTTTATATGCTATACTTAAAACGTCATGCCCTGCCCCGTTTGTCGGCGCAAGAGGTACAGTTACCGCGTTTCCAGCATCATCAACAATCTTACCGTTGAGAACTTTCACGATTATTTCAATCGGCAACACTTTAACTCTTCCTGATGGGGCATCGTACTCGAAAACACCGTTAGGAATAATTTTGATATTACCACTTAAAGGAACACCAGATGCAGACTCGATGGTTGACGTGACTGTTTGAATAGTTTCCATGATTATTTCTTGCCTCTCAATTTATAATACCAGTAAAGGGGCCTGACCCATTTTACACCGCGACTGGAAAAGCCGCATTAATGCCATTCACCAGGGCTTCCGCCAAACCTTTGTGGTAACCAGGTACAAGCCATGCCTCTGCAAAGCCGTTGTTGTCGATGTAGCCAAATTCAGGAATGAATGCCGCACAGTTCGTTTTGCGCAGGAAGTAGTCTTTTTTCTCTGGCGGATTTGAACCCCAATACCAACCAGCACGACCACCAAGATTGCGATTGCCGATAGTCTTGGACATGCTCTCGCTCATCAAATAAGCCTGTTGGCCACGCAAGCTGCCAGGCTCATCATCGCCATAGTCCTTGGCTTGCGGACAATACATCACCATGCAGCCATGGCCGCGTGAATCATCCAAATCATTTGGATCAAGATGATCCGCATCGGCATTGAAATGTAGATCCAATGCCAAATCAAAATCGCCCGCGTTAATTTTAGCCACTTTGTCTGCAAGCTTGCCAATGATGATTTCAACTTCATGCCCTGTGTTTTTCAAAATATCAGCAGCATTAAAGGCAATAAGCTTTGCCTCATCATGCTCATTCAGGTTGTGTTTTTTGTTTATGGCACCCTGTCTTGCTTTATGATGACCTGGACAAATTGCAATTTTCATCATTTTTCTCCTTGTAACATGTCAGGTTCGACCTGCTGACTGCATAATATTTTTCAAAATTGCCCCGAGTCCTACAAGCCCAAGCACGCCAAGAGCTGTATAAAATGCATGTCGCATCCAAACCCGATTATCGATTTGATCTCCAGTAAATTCGTGATGTTCTGCATGCTCTTTGGGCGGAACATCCTCAATCATTCGCTTTAAAATGCTGTGATGATCAGCGTGATCATTTGGAAACGACCCATCACAATCACGAATATGCTGATCTAGTTTTGCTTCAAACGAGTTCATGACATGACTCAGATCATCCATGCGCTGCATTAAATATAGTTGCGAGCTATCGGCGTGCTTAAATGCTACTTCCTGACTTATTGGCGAAACTTCAGACATCCTTGTCTCCATTTAGTTTTAACGTCTTAAAAAAAACAAAAATACGCACCACGCCATACATCATCGATGCGCGGAAATACGACACGCCACAAATCCGCATGGCTGCAAAAAAGGCTTTATCAGCTGCCTTGCGGCTTTCGCCATCTTTAAGCTTTGATAAGAGATAATCATGCAACACAGCTGCTCGCATGGCTTTGCCCGTGGGCGATACCAGCCAAGCCATCAATAGCGGTGTTGAGACACCGTCGGTGACAAAATCTTTTGGCACCAGGTGCAGGGCGATTTTTAACGGTGTCATAAGCCGCCATCTGGCACGCTGCCACCATTTTTCAGGGGCAAGGTGTTCAATGCGCAATTTGCTATTCACTACCAAATAACCGCATCAATATCTGTCTGCGTGGTTGCCGCATTAGCCGCCAGAGCATCAAGCTGCACCTTTAATGCCCGCGCTTTTGATAGCTGTGTTGTTTTATGAGCCACACCATCGGCATAGACCTGCTTGAGCTGCGCTGCTGTGTGCAATACCGCATCTTTCACGCCTGCGGCATCGGTGCAGGTGTATAACAAATCAATGTTCGCACCAGCCGCACCGATTAGGTTTAGCTGATCTTCCATTGCTGAATCATAAGTATGTGCAATGCCTAGGGCGGATGATGAAAAACCACCGACAATATCTGCCGCACATGCCACATTGATTACAGATGCACTTTCAGCCGCAGCTTTTGCAGCATCAAGCACCCATGCTTTTTTCACAGCATTCCATGAGCCGTTTGGCGTGGGTGCTGTCGTAGTGAGTGCGGCAGGCAATATGCCAAGCTTATCATGCAGAGACTCATCACCTGTGGCAGTGTCATAAACTTTGCCGCGATGGTCTTCGACCTCTGACCATTTGTTGGTCGCTTCATCAAACACAGCCACTTTACCTGCTGCAATCGTCGCAGGTGGCGCAATCAATGTCGCAAATGCGGGTAGTAATGGTTTATTTTCAAGTGGGTCTAAGTCTGCAACATCAGAGCCGATTGCTTCATTTGTTTGTGGGTCAAAATGATACATTGTAACATCTGGTTTTGGTGCAGCTTTTTTGATTGTAGGCATTTGTATGCTCCTTAATATTTAATTAGAAATTGAACTGCTAAGTTGCGTGGTCGAGCTTCAGTACCACCCGAAACATCCATTCTCTTGTATGCGGTCGTCGCCCCAGCGTTGAGACCCACGTTGGTTGTGACAACACCGCCAAATCCAGAAACAATAAATGCCGATGAACCTCCAAATGTGTGGACATGTTGTAGATTTTGGTCAACTTGCCAGCTACCCAAAGCACGTCCTGCATCAACCCCTCTAGCATCATCCCAACCACGAAGAAACTCACCGCGCGAATCAGGCAGGTTAAAAGTAGTAGAGCCATCCCCAACACCATATATTGTGCCAATTTCTGCAAACAACGCAGCGTATGATGTGCGGCTCACCACAGCACCATTGGCTTTCAAAAAACCTGCATGTACTGTGCCTCCGAAAAATGGCAGAGCTGCACCTGCTGGGATTAAACTCATAGCAGTCCCAGCCGCGACTTGAGCCGCAATCATCATATCAATCGCCACTTTCACTTGTGTATTATCCAGCGCATCAAGCGTTAAACCTGCCTGCTCAACAATGTAAACAAGTTCTGCTTGCATAGTGTTCAGCCATTCTTGCGTAACTTCTGTTGCGGGCACCCCCGTTGCTGGGTCCCCTTTGGTAAATGTATTTTGTGCGGTTGCTCCCGCCCCTGCAATTTTTTGCATGCCTTATCCTCCATATCCGTAAATAACGTGTGTGTGTGCTGGTTTATCCTCTGAAATAGCGCATTCAAGCAGGGCATTGCCCCAGCTGTTCAATAGCTCACCTGCTCCTGATCCAGCGACAAATTGGCGCACAGTTGATAATGGCGCATTGACTTGCCATGTGTGAATCCAATCGCTGCCATTGCTGATTACATCAGCTGTGAGTGATCCCGCGACAAAAGGCCTAAATTCTGTGATTGTGATGGTGAAACCAAGCTTGGCAGCCAGGTCAATAAAATATTGGCGAGATTGGCCACCACGTTCCGTTAATTTTGTATGCGATGCATCACGGCGTTCGCCCAACGATATTGCCAAGGGCGCACAGGCGCTTGGCAAGCCAAGCTCGGTCTCCCAATCATTTAATAATTCAGATGCACTGCGCGGGTCCATTTCACGCAACAAGTCATCCACACGACCATCCACACGTACCAGCTCGGCAGACATAGCATCGAGCAGGCTCCACAACTGTGAACCATCCGATATATCCAGCACATCCGACGGTGGCAGCAATGCAAGAAGCTGCTGGCGATAATCAGTGTTGCTTAAAGCCATGTAATAACTCCAAGCGTGGCGATCTTGCCTGTGGTATTGGTCACATCAGCGGCAGGCACAGAAAGCACATGAT